TTTGTCCCCGTTCTTCAGTTGAATTTCGATCTCTTGCATATAGTAGTTTTTGATAGTAATCTTGTCTTGCTGCGTTCCTAAACTCCCTCTCCATTCTGCACGTCCTTTCCTTTTCTAGCTTTGGGTACTTAGTCATCACCATTGCCCATATCTCCTGATTCATCAAATAATTTTGCTACTTGCTTTGCCTTAGATTCGTAAATAACCCTAAACTCGTCACCGTGTTTATCCCACAACTCCCTTACGCCATTTTCTGCGCCTTCTGAATAATCAACTTCACTAATTAATATGTCATAGATTTTTTGCTCTAAGTGTGTCATATTTGTAGTTTTTAAATGCTGTTATCATCGTCAATAGTTAAATCCATTCCTACCTCATCCAATGGTATCAACCCTGAGTTGATGTATGCTTTACTAAAGTTTCCACCCAATGCCTCAAATCCTAGTTGTTCCCGCTTTTCGTCAAACGTCAAATAAGGTGCATTAGCTAAACTGTTCACTAGCTTTTCAATGTCCCTTTGAAGCTCAGGAAGAGACTGAATGTCAAAGTCCACATAGTATTGATCATTGCCATTCTTAGATACTAACCACCTATTTAATTCGTCCCTCAAGGAAGCAATGGCAGGAACAATTGTATTAGTTACTAAGTCCCGCAGTGCATTCTGATAGTTGTTGTCCGTCATGTAATCGGCCTCAAACAAAACAACCGGCACGCCAAACACCCTACAAAGTTTGTGAAGGGTAACCTTTTGGCTTTCTATCAGCTGCATATCTACCGAACTCAAACCGAAATCAAGATATTTCCAGGGGGTTTGAAGTACAGTTATATTTCCTTTATTAATGCCACCGTTCACATAGTCACGCATGAAGTTTTTAATTTCGTGCGCTTGTTCAAGTGTCACCATTGGCACTTGTTGATTAACTGGCTCAGGACTTAACGCACCCTTTGCGCCGCCGTTCTTCATCATCGAATAGGCTGCTATCTCAGCCTCGTTACCCATCATCGAAGTCCTATATGCCGCCTGAAGTGGACTCATACCCCTGATTCCTACATGGTCATCAATCACAGTAGGGTTCGGCGTCTTCCACTGAAGGACTGATTCTTTGCTCAAAGGAATACCCCTAGCTACATTTAATTTCCACCCTAGTATTCCAAAGATGTCATTAGGATCTAGAATGTGATCCATCTCCTGACTAGGTAGCGGGAACATCTCTACAATGGGAGCTTTCGGATTATCTGATCCTCCGTTATTGCCCCAGATAAATCCCTCTCCGGTCAACCAGTACCATGTGTATAAACTCTCAAAGAACTTATCTTGCCCCTGCGATGGGTTAGGTCTTTGTAGGATCTCAGCTAATTGACCATCTTCAACGATGTCATCTGAATCGTAGGCCTTTTGCCGCCATTTAAGGGCCTCAGCAACCGAACCCGTACTTATTCCCCTTGAAAGACTTTTGTACCGTTCTAAGGCTACTTTAGCCCCTTTATCTTTGCTTTTCTTATAAACGTACCAAGGAATAGAACTTGCCTTCCTCGCCAAGAGCGAAACAATGGAATAAACATCTGCATTGGAAGCATAGCTATCCTCTACTGATGTTTGCTTGTTGTATTGGCTCATCACCGTTTGGCCGAATACCATAGGAAACGGCATTGTCGGTTGATTCGGATTTAAACCCTTTTTCTTAAAGATGTCAAATAAACCCATCGTTTATATTGCGCCCCACGTTAACGTAGGTGTCTTTGATTTTGTGAATATCCCGTATCTCATAGCGTCCATAGCGTGGTCATTCTCTTTATCCGGCTCGTCTAATACCACCTCGTTTTTGTCCACTTTCCACTTGTATTTTTTTATTTCGACTATGATATTCGTACTGTTCTTTTCGATGAACAAAGGATAGCTCTTAACTTTCCTTATCCCCTCTGTTACGTCCTTGTCTGCTGGCTTAACGTTAAACCCTGCCCGGTATAGTTCCTCAATAGTCTTAGGCTCAGCAGCGTCACAGAATATTTCATCTGTCCGTTTTAACGCTAAGTTTTGTAGTTCGGTAATTAAGTCCGAGGTAGTTAAACGGGTTTTATAGAGCATTTCCTTCACATAGGCCACACCGTCCGCTATTGTTATCCTTACCAGTGCTGAGGCTACGTTGTAGCCGAAATCAAGCCCGTAAAATACTTGGCCTTCAGGTATGCTATCTGTAAGTTTCCAGTGGGTGTAGATCTGTTCTTTGCTTGTTCCCCTTAGTCCCAGTCCGAATACCTGCCACATCATCTCGTCCGCATCTTTGTAGCTCTCTATTACCCTTATCTGGGCTGAAGGTAAGTAGGGGTTATCCTTGTATGTTGAATGGATCTTAACCGCCTCTGTCCCGTCTGCTAGGGAATAACACCAACAATCGAAGTCCGCAGGGTTAAGGTCTATCATCACCTTCCACCTTGTCCGCATATCTAACTGGTCAAATAGGGCTTTACTGATTAGGTTAGCTTCATTTATGAACAGGATATCCCTACCCGGTCCCCTTGCCTTTCCAGCGTCCTCTAATCCAAAGAACTCGATATACGATGTCCCAAAGTGGTAAACGTTGTCAGTCTTGTTGTGGTTGTCTTCATTGTATATCTTCCAAGCATCCATGATGTCTAGGAAGTCCCTTAGCGCACCCTTCTTAAGGTGAGGTAGGGAATGAGAAACCACCGTTATCTTCGTTCCTGGGTTGTTCATCGCATAGTAGATAAGCAACTGCATTGTGCCGTATGTCTTACCCGACCTTGCACCCCCTTCGTTTACGATGTACCTTTTAGGACTATTTAAAAGAGCTTCAACCGTATCACTCGCCGGAATGGTTAGTCTTACGTCCATCCATGATTAGGTTAATAGTGGGCTGTTTCTTGAACTCATGCTCTACCTCGCTTTTGTCTTTCCAGCCTAGTTTGTTCTTAACGTTGAATATCCACGATGTTGGGTTGCCTTGAATCTTGCCTGTTGCTAAGTCGCGGCCTACTTTTTCCCAATACAAAATTCCCGCTCTTTCTGCCCTCTCTAATTCTACTTTTTTGGCCTCGAAAACGGGATCTTTAACGTACTTTTCAACTGTTTGGTAGCTACATTCAACAAAGGATTCTTTGCTAAAACCTTCTTCCCTATGTTTGATATACAGGTCAATCAGTTTATTTATTTCCTCTGTTGAGTATGCAGCCGCTTGATTACCCTGCTGGAACTGCATGAAAAAAGCGGGCATTTTTCAACCCGCTTCAAATTTACCTAAACTTTATTAGATATTATTCAATAATTATGCACGTTTTTTAAACAAAGGTTAAATTAACCTCTAGCTCTTCGCCTGTTAAAGCGAAATAAAGATTCTGGAATTGGTGCAGGTATTGAATTTTAATTTCTGATGTCCGAAACCAAAGCTTTCCATCGTAATACTCCAATCCATCAAAATAGTATCTTCCATTGCCATACTCATCTTCAAAGCCGCACTTCTCTATTATCTCCGGTGAAAGAGGGATGGGTAATACATTTATATCTTCATCGGTTAAATGAAATATCTGCGCATCTATAAACCCGCCATTGTGGTGGTATCTTACCCAATTCCCGATTCTCAGTTCATTTGCTTTCATCAGTATAAATTTAGCGTTTTTCTATTTTCCAGATAAACTTAGTTAAGCCAAAAAACTCCGCATACTGCTTTGCCTCATCCTTGCTGTCAAACTCACGGAATACTATCCACTTGGGGGGGTTGTCCTGAATCCAATGCCTTTGGGTTACATGGTCGCAATTTTCTTTGCATCTAAGACGCTCTATTGAACTGCTGCACGTGCAGGGGTATTTTAATTCTCTCATGGTTGTGGGTTTTCATATTTGTAGTTAGGGTTGTTTACTGCCTCGAATAATTCGCATTGTAATACGGCTACGCATTCTTGCCCAGTTCTCCACCTCTTTCTTCAATGCTTCGTTTTCTGCATCTTTGGCGGCAAGTTCACGTTTCCAGTTAGCACAATTAACAATCATCTGTCCATTTTCTTCTGCCATTCGATCATAATTACTACGCATCTCGTCAACATCAAATGGGATTTTTATGCTATTAAATAGCTTATTGGCTTTCTCTAAATCTGCGCGTAGTGATGCTATCTTCACTTCTTGGAGGTTGTGGGAATCTATAAATCCTTGCTGATAAGATTCCATCTCAAGGCTCTCCTCGTATTTCGCGTGTGAATATCCTTTATACTTAATTTTTATTATCTCCCTCGCCAACTGCTCGCCAGAAAATTCAGATATATCTCCACGGTCTTTACCTAAACCGTCCATGGCCTCTCCCTCTCTGTATCCTTGGTTATAAGCATCCTCTATCTGCTGGCGTTCTTCTTTTAAGGCTTTTTCAACCATATCTGAAATATTAGAATCTTCAACAAGCCCAGTCATCCATGTTCCAAACTCGTTTTCGTACGCTATCTTTTCGATTAGATTTTTCATTGCTGTCTTCATGCTTCCAATTTTTGTATGATTTCACTTGTCTTGATTGCGGCTGCGGTGTAGTCTCCGGAGAGGATGAGGTCTGTTACTTCTTCATTGAACTTGACTTCTTCGCCATACATCCCTTCCATTTTTTGTAATTGCTTCAATACCTTCAACCGCATTTCAATCAACACGCCAGGGGATGTGAAATACTTCCAAATTGTTTCATCTCTCCTATCTTCCGGCACCTCTATTTCTTTGTCCAAAGCCTTGTTGAAAACAGTTATCATTTTTCTGTAACCGCCTTGCATCTTCTTCCACCCGTCAAACCGGGCAAGTACTTCTATCTGTGAGGGAGTGAGGGTCATGGTTAATTAAGTTTTGAAGCTGCTGATAAATAGATAACCTCTCCTAATGGCATATCGTGGTATTCAATTATCACTAATTCACCACAATTTATTTTGTCAATAATTTCTGATGTTACTTCAACATACCCCCTACCGTCTGAAAAAAATGCAGCGCAGGTAAACATATCTTTAACGTCTTGGAGGGTAGCGTTTAGCTTTATCGGGTAGTTCATATCTCTGTTTTTGGAGGTTCTGGAAAGTTAGTGTTACGCTTGCACCAGATAAAGTCTGGATACTTGTCTAAGGCCGTCCAGTGCATAGCCGCACATCTTACCCACCTTTTTTCAAATGTTGACCATCTGGCAACATCAACAAGACCATCGGCATCACCATCAGAAAATTTAGGCAACCGTTCGCTACAAGCTACCCACTCATGTTGGGATGCTTTCCAGTTTGCCCCTGCGTTAAATATTTCTGCAATGGCTTGGCTTAGTGAACCGGAGGGCTTTCCGTTTTTCAAATAGTGTTGAATGGATGCCTGCAAATACCACTTGTCATCTGTCCCACCTTGAAAGGTTAAAAAGTCCTCAATTGCTTTCTGAAATTGCTCTGGCTTACTCATGGTTTTTTATTGATGTAGTCGATAATAATCTTCTCTATCAGGTTCTTTCGTTTCCTGCCGTCCTTTTTGGCTAGCTTCTCTAGCTTTGCAATAAC